CCGCTTTCCGCAAGAGATGCAATTACTACAACGCCGGCAGGGCCACACCTTACATCGTGCATTGCGCGCACGAGTTTGTCAAAGAGATTTGCCCTAAGCCACTTAAACCATTCGACTGGAACGAGACGCTGTACGAAGCATGGAAGACTAAGTTCGAACCTGAGAAGCAGATTCGGATGGACGAGTCTTTGAAAACGCTACCGTACTCTAAGCTGAAGGACTATTCGATGAAGGAAATATTCGTCAAGATTGAAGCCTTGCTTGTGGGCCACAAACCCAACTGGGCTCCGCGCGTGATTTACAAAGGCACTGATTTGTACAATGCTGTTTCTGGGCCCATCATGAATGAATTGATGCGCAGGTTTGACGTTGTGCTCATGGGCATGACCGGAAACCTGCAGTTCAGGAGCAGTTACAAGAAAACGCCGGAAGAATATATTCCTTTTGTTGAAAAACGCGAGGACAAGGAATACTGGGTAGAAGCTGACTTTTCTAGCAACGACAAGTTTCAGTGCGCTGATGTGCAGTTATTGGAGAGTTCTCTGATGAGGGTTCTTGGCGCTCCGGAATGGTTTGTCCGCCTTCACTTGAAGACAGATCGTTTCGAAGTCAGGAACTTCAAGCATGGCATCAAAGCCACATTGGAGCACCAATTTCCGACAGGAGCCACTGATACCACTTTGCGCAACACGTTTTGGAACGGTTGCATTTTGTGGGCTGTTTGCAAGAAGCTCAAAGTTAGCAAGTGTCGAGCGTTACTCATGGGGGACGATATGTTAGCCTGCATGTCAGGTGGTGATGCTTACGTGGCCAAAGTCTATACCTCGGTTGCCACTGAGGCCATGATGGAAGCCAAAGCATCCCGCCGATCCTGTTTGTATCAGGCCACTTTTCTTAGCAAGTTGTTCATTCCTAGCCGTTTGGGTTACCATATGTCTTTGCCGTTGCTGGGCAAGGCATTAGGTAGATTCAACGCACGAGCTAACAAGAACAGCGCTGTGACAGATGAGGGGTACATGTTAGGCAAATCCATCGGGTACGCCTATGAGTTTCGTTACTATCCAACGTTACGGAAGATATTTATGGACAGAGCAGTGAAAGAAGCTCGGTTTGTCAAGAGCCAATCCCAGATTGGTTCCGATTCGATTACCTGGAACGCAAGAACCGCTGGAGTCACACTCCAGAACATCACTTCCAAGATAAATGCCCATGCCGCTAATGGTGCATTCTTGTCAGATGATGATTTTACCGGTTTTTGTTGGGAAAGGTACGGATTGCTTGGCAACGAGGTTGTCGATCTGTTCCGTCAAGTAGTATTGGACCGTGACGGCACGCATGATGTCACCGGGATTGTGGTAGAGAAACTTGCACAGGACTTTGTGTAGGTTGGCCAAGCTGCCTAGCTGACTTGGGCAACCGGTTTCCGAACCGTAATCCCGCATTAAAAGAGGTGCGTTCCTCAAAAAAAAAAAAAAAA